ATACTACAAATTATTCTAGTCCAAAACAGATTGGTGCATTAACTACTTGGTCAAAAATTGCTGCAGGTTATGATCACAACATAGCCGTAAAAACAGATGGTACGATGTGGTCATGGGGGCAAAATTTCTATGGCGCCTTGGGTTTAGGTAATACTACAAATAGATCTAGTCCAGTACAGGTTGGTGCATTAACCACTTGGTCAAGTATTGTTGCCAACAGTTTTAATGGCAGCATAGCTATTAAAACAGATGGTACTATATGGTCTTGGGGTTACAATAATAATGGTGAATTAGGTTTAGGCAATACTACAGATAGATCCAGCCCAGTACAAATTGGAGCATTAAGTACTTGGTCAAGTATTTCTGGAGGTAGATTTCGCAGCCATGCAATTAAAACAGATGGTACACTGTGGTCATGGGGATCTAATAACCATGGTCGCTTGGGGTTAGGTAATACTACAAATTATTCTAGTCCAAAACAAATAGGTGCATTAACTACTTGGTTAAGTATTTCTGCAGGTAATTATCATAGCATAGCCATCAAAACCGATGGTACACTGTGGACGTGGGGGCAAAATAGCTATGGCCAATTAGGTCAAGGTGATACTACATCTAGATCCAGTCCAGTACAGATTGGTGCATTAACTACTTGGTTAAAGATTGCTGGAGGTATTTATCACAGCATGGCCATTAAAACAGATGGTACACTATGGACATGGGGCCAAAACAGTCATGGTCAATTAGGTTTAAGTGATACTATACGTAGATCCAGCCCAGTACAAATTGGTGCATTGACTAATTGGTTAAATATTGCTGCTGCATATCACAGCATGGCCATTAAAACAGATGGTACCATGTGGTCATGGGGATTGAATCAAGATGGCCAGCTTGGGGTAGGAGATACTACAGCTAAATCTAGTCCAGTACAAGTTGGTGCATTAACTAATTGGTTAAATGTTTCTGCAGGTAATAATCACAGCCTGGCCATCGGTTAATTAAAAAGAAGAACAAAAAACATAGAATTTGTAGGAATAACTATATGGTTAATAGTTATATATCTAATAGATACAATTTATTGGTGATCCGTTCATGAAATATTTCACACTATCAAGTATCTTAGTAAATACTTGATAATGAAATTAAACTTAGGCTGTGGGTACAACAAGTTGCCCGGATATATCAATGTAGATCACGACCCTATTTGTAAACCAGATGTGGTCGCTGATTTAGAAGCAACATTACCTTTCGAAGACAACACGATAGATGAGATTGTGCTTCACCATGTGCTAGAACATCTGGGACAGACAACCGAAACATACTTCAGTGTTTGGCGCGAGTTCTATAGAATTCTAAAAGATCAAGGTGTTATCAAAATCACCGTGCCGCATTGGCAGCACGATAATTTCCATCACGACCCCACCCATGTACGCAAAGTAACACCCGTTGGGGTAGACATGTTTAGTCAGTCACGCAACATGAACACAATAAAAACTGGTGGCAATGAAACTACACTGGGCTTACAACTTAACATTGATATTGGGGTGACTGATGTGGGCTATGACATTGTGCCTGAATTCCAACAACAGATCGAAAGTCAGCCAAAAAACTTCTTAGAAAATGCTATGGCAACATATAACAATGTATGTTATCAGATACAGATTCATGCAAAGGCACACAAGCCAGCTAGGAGCACCTTATGATTTTTGATAAAAAAATCATCATCATTGATGACTTCTACCCTGATCCTTACTCAGTGCGACAAACTGCATTGAATGCAGAGTACGAAGATGTACCGGGAATTAAGAACTATCCCGGTAATAATACAACAAAATCATTCTGGAGTGATGAATTAACTAGACTTGTATGCAATGCTACTGGGGAGAATATAGAACCAGAACCCACATCAAGCTGTGGTCATTTTAGATATACACCTGCTACTGCAACCTCTAGACAAATCATTCACTTTGATCCTAAGCCAACTCAATGTTGGGCGGGAGTAGCATATCTAAGTTTGCCCGAACACTGTATCCCTGACGCTGGAACTAAGATATACTCACACAAGCGTACTGGCATGAGCACCGCACCCAAAGATCACATAGAAGCAAGTATCATTGGTGTTCGTACTGTAGAAGATATGAAAACTTTCTTTGAAACAGAGGGGTTAGATGAATCACTATGGCAAACAGAACTAAATGTAGAAATCAAATTCAACAGATTAGTATTGTTCAGACCCTGGTTATGGCATGGAATATCTAAACATTTTGGCACAGACCTTACCAACAGCAGATTAACTCAACTAATATTCTTACAACCTAAAGGACAATAAACATGAAAAAAATTCTCATCATGGGCTTACCAGGCTCAGGTAAAACATTTCTAGCAACAGCACTTAAAAAGTATTTGGAAGAAAACTCCAACATACAAACGATGCCAATTGAGCGTATGCTACATTTAGAATTGCCACCTATCTCGTATACTAGCAAAGTTGACTGGTTCAACGCAGACGAGATTCGAAAACGATTCAATGACTGGGACTTTAGTCGTGAAGGACGCATTAGACAGAGTTTGCGCATGGCAGAGTTTGGATGATACTAACAAAGCATTTGTTCCACCAGAAGTATATGACTTTAGAGTAACAGAACAGAATGCAGACAAGTGGGCAGAGTTTATCGGCAATCATATTTTAGAAAATCGTCGGAGACCTGTGTTTGATTGGCAAAAAGAAACAGTGCAACAACTTGGCCGGTGGCAACCTTGGCACCCGGGACACCGTGCATTATTTGACAGATTGATTCAACGCACTGGTCAAGTTGTGATTCAAATTAGAGATTGTCAGGGATGGCAAGGAAGCAATCCATTTGCAATCGATCAAGTTAAAAATGCAATTCGCAGAGACTTAGATCCGGTGTATCAGGGTCAATACGAGATTCAAGTCGTGCCTAATATCACGCACATTGGATGGGGTCGTGGTGTTGGGTATACCTCAGGTGAAGAAACATTTGACGAATCTATCACTAGTATCTCGGGTACACAAATTCGTAAGGAAATGGGCCTTGGTTGAAACCGGAACACGAAGTTTAGTCAAAACAATAAGCTGGCGGATAACCGGTTCTGGCGCGACATTTCTAGTTGCGTGGTTGATTTCTGGAAACCTAGCAGTATCCACTTCCATTGCAATAGTACAATTAACAATTAACACGATATTGTATTACTTTCACGAACGAATTTGGAACAGAGTATCTTGGGGCAAAGAGTAAACATAATGGATAATACACTTAATTTATTTTATTCACGTAACTGTGAAGTAGAACGTGCATACATCATTACTGTAAAAGGTAATGAGTCATCTGAGAAATATTCAGAACGATGCCAGAAAAGTTGCACTCAAGTGGGTATGAAATATCAAGTCTGGGACGCATTTGATGGCACTAAAGGCCCAATTACTACACCGGCGCAGTGCGAGAACGATTCGTTCATGCGTATGCTGAAAGTAACGGATCATTATCTCACTAGGGGTGAAGTTGCTTGTGCATTGAGTCACATTAGTCTCTGGGCGCATTGTGTGAAGATAGATCGTCCCATTGTTATTTTAGAGCATGACAGTATTGTTGTGAAAAAATTCGAAATGATGAGCACCTACAACTCTGTAGTATATCTAGGCGGCAGCGAATGGGCTGAACAGGGTTGGAATATGTATCCTATCCCCCCACATGCTAGCGAAGGTCCTAATTATTTGTTCATTTGCCGTGCCCATGCATACGCAATTGACCCGGTGGTTGCTAAGAATCTACTAAGTCATGTATTAAAGATGGGAATCTGTGCTCCATTAGATATTATTATGAAAGCTGACTTGTTTAACATATCGCATCAGGGTTTGTTTGCCTATGACAAGAATATTGATCTAGTGAATGATACTACTATTAAGTCACGCCCCAAAGCTGGCAGAACAACTGACCGCAACGATAACCTAACAACATAATATGTACAAATTCAGCATGGATTTTAACATGGGCAAGGGTGCGATGCAAAACATCAGTAATCTTGTCGGCATCTACGGTGTACCACACACTATCATTGAAGTTGGTGTGTTCGAGGGTGGCACTACGTTCTGGATCAGTGAGCAACTTGCTAAAACTAGTGCAACATCACAGATTTATGCCATTGATCCGCATGTGGGCAGCAATGACATGAGTGAAGATTTTGCAGTAATCAAGCAGAACTTTGAATATAACTTGTCAGTTCACCCAGCTAAAAATGTAACTTACATTCAAAAGCACAGCAAGAATGGACTGATTGACCTGATCAATTTGGGTGTCCGTGCTGAGTTAATCTACATCGACGGTGACCACAAAGCTGCTGAAGTATTAACCGATCTTGTGCTAGCATGGGAACTACTTAAAGTAGGTGGCATCATGCTATGTGACGATACTACGACATGGAAGTACAAAGACGCTAATGGAACGCAATCTGCACAAATGAGTCCTAGACTTGCAGTTGAAACCTTTATACAATGCAATTGGCACAAGCTAAATGTGTTGAGTCTCCCAGACGGCGCACAAACTGCGTTTATTAAAATTCAAGAATAGTCAGTAATTCTTAGTCATAATATCTATCTGATAAGTATAGTTGTAATGAATGTATTCCAATTGAATTATGATACCAGGCTCAGCGACTGGTATAAGTTAAGGTCAAAACTAGAACATAGTGATACTAAAACCAAATGTGTGGAAATTGATAACTGGTGGCAAAAAGCTCCATTAGTTAATCACCACCTACATATTTTGGACAGTGAGAATTGGCCCGGCCCCTGGGATCTTTTGGTAGAAAATACCTACTGTATGGTTGCAAGAGCATTAGGAATGTGTTATACTTTACTTCTGACTGGAGTACAGGATATAGATTTGGTAGAAGCAACAGACATGCAGGGTGAAGATATGGTATTAGTCCTGGTCGATAGTGCAAAGTATGTACTTAATTACTGGCCCGATACTGTAGTAAATAACAGTTCAAACGACTTTACAATTAAACGGCACATCGATGTGTCACCAATAAAATTAAAATTATAATAGGCAAAAATATGAATATAAACGTAGTTAAACGCAATGGGGAAACCGTACCCTTAGATATTTCAAAAATACAAAGACAGGTAGCATATGGATGTAGAGGCATCGATAACGTTAGCCCGAGTATGATCGAAATCAAAGCACAAATAGAACTATGTGATGGAATGACTACAAAAACAATTGATGAACTACTGCTTAAAGCAATGGTTAATCTGATTGATGAAAGCGAAAACAGCGATATCAATAACGTAAACTATCAATACGTAGCCGGTAGACAAAAAGTCTCTATGCTACGTAAAGAAGTATATGGAACCTATGATCCCCCTCCTTTATATGATATTGTAAAGACAAATATTGAAAAGGGAATGTACACTAGCGAACTACTAGACTGGTATACTAAAGAAGAATGGGATATCATCGACTTATTTCTTGACCACAGCAAGGACGAAAATTACACTTATGCGGCTATCGCACAACTAACCGAAAAGTACTTAGTGCAGAACCGTGCTACTGGCCAAGTTTTTGAAAGTCCTCAAGTACGTTATGCAATCGCGGCCGCCACTGCCTTCCACAATGAACCCAAAGAAAAAAGATTAAAATATGTTAAAGAATATTATGAATGTGCGTCTGATGGTCATTTTACTCTCGCTACTCCTGTGCTCGCTGGCCTCGGTACTACAACTAAACAGTTCAGCAGTTGTGTGCTTATTAGCAGTGACGATACCCTTGATTCGATATTCGCCTCAGGAGAAAAAACACACAGGCATGATTCCTTTCTTAAAGAAGTGGTTTGGTGATCTACGTAGTTGCAGTCAAGGTGGTGTTCGCAATGCATCCTGCACAGTTACATTCCCAGTATGGCACTATCAATTTGAAGACCTTATTGTGTTAAAGAACAATCAAGGCACAGAAGAAACACGTGTGCGTCAAATGGATTACTCTGTTGTAGTCAACAAGATGTTCTGGAATCGTTATCGTAACAACGAAAATATTACATTGTTTGATCCACACGAAGTTCCTGATTTGTATGAAGCATATTACAGAGACAGTGAAGAATTTGAGAAACTGTATAAAAAATATGAACAAGATAAGACAAAGAAAAAGAAGGTACTACCCGCGGTTGAAATATTCAAAAATGGAATACTTAAAGAACGCACTGATACTGGCAGAATTTATCTTGTCAATATCGACAACGTTATCAATCAGGGCCCGTTCGACACAAAACTTGATCCAATATATCAATCAAACCTATGCCAAGAGATACTTTTACCCACCCGTCCTTTCCAGAGAATTGAAGACGAAAAGGGCAGAATTGCTCTTTGCACTCTTGGTAGCATAAACTGGGGAGCATTCAAAACCCCACAAGAAATGCGTAAAGCATGTCGTGTATTAGTACGTAGCTTAAGTAATTTGTTAACCTATCAAGACTTTCTATCAATACAAAGTAAACTGGCTAACTTAGATTTTGAACCGTTAGGTGTTGGTATTACTAACTTAGCTTACTGGCATGCACGTAAGAGTTTCAAGTATGGTGAAGCAGATGCACTAGCAGAAGTCAAGCGTTGGATGGAACATCAAGCATACTACCTCACTGAGATGAGCGTAGAACTAGCACAAGAAAAAGGTGCGTGTAAACGCAGTGAACATACGTATTATGGCAAGGGAGTATTTCCTTGGGAACGTAGAAATCCCGGAGTCAATGAACTAACAGATTTTACTCCTAGTGCAAATTTAGACTGGGAAGTCTTGCGCCAAAATCTATTGAAGTATGGCATTAGAAATGCTACACTAATGGCAGTAGCACCAGTTGAAAGTTCAAGCGTTGTATTGAATAGTACAAATGGTATTGAGATGCCAATGGAATTGATTAGTGTTAAGGAAAGCAAAGCTGGATCGTTTGTACAAGTAGTACCAGAATACAGACGATTAAAGAATCGATATCAACTAATGTGGGATCAAAAAGACTGTGTAGAGTATTTAAAAACTAGTGCAGTATTGGCAGTATACATTGACCAATCACTATCAACAAATACGTTCTATAACCCTGCATTCTTTGATCAAGGTAAAGTACCTGGCACATTGATTGCTAAGAACTTGATGCTAGCATATAAGTGGGGAATCAAAACTATATATTATAGTTTGATTAACAAAGTAGGTAGCAAAGCGTCCCTACAAGAAGAAAATAATATTATTCCTTTTGTAAAGTTAGATGCAATAGAAGATGAAGAATACTGTGAAAGTTGTGTATTATGAGTAAAGAACAATATAATTTAAGTAAGCAAACAAACTACCTCAAGCGTACAATGTTTTTAGACCCAGCCGGTCCTGTAACAGTACAACGTTTTGAAGAAGTTAAGTACCCTCGCATTGCCAAGTATGAAGAAACAGCACGTGGCTTCTTTTGGGTGCCCGAAGAGATTTCGTTGACTAAAGATAAAATGGATCACAAAGATTCCAGTGATGCTATCAAGCATATTTTTACTAGCAACCTACTAAGACAAACAGCCTTAGACAGTATTCAAGGTCGTGCACCTAGTCAAGTGTTTAGTCCTGTAATCAGTATACCTGAACTTGAAGCACTAGTGGGTAACTGGAGTTTCTTTGAGACTAACATTCACAGTAAGTCATACAGTCATATCATTCGCAATGTATATGGTGTACCTAAAGAAGAATTCAACAAGATACATGATACAAAAGAGATTATTGACATGGCTGCTAGCATCGGTAGATACTATGAAGCACTACATCAACTTAATTGTTTAAAAGAAACAGGTTCTGAAGTATCAGAACGTGAACACATTAAAGCTATTTGGATGGCACTACATGCAAGTTATGCATTAGAAGCATTTAGATTTATGGTAAGTTTTGCAACAAGTCTTGCTATGGTAGAGAATCGAATTTACATTGGTAACGGAAACATTATCTCCTTGATCCTGCAAGATGAGTTGCTTCACGCTGAGTGGACAGCATGGTTGATTAATAACGTGACTAAGGATGATACTAGATTTGCTTCTATTGTAGAAGAATGTCGTGTCGAAGTGTATGCATTGTATATGGAAGTTATTAAAGAAGAAAAAGAGTGGGCCGAGTATCTATTCAGTAAGGGTGTAGTAATTGGCTTGAATGCAGAGATATTAAAAGACTTTGTAGACTTTACTGCATTTACTCGTTTGAAAGAAATTGGTATCAAGTACACGGAAAACTATCCTAAGCATAGTCCTATCCCATGGTTCAACAAGCACGTTAATTTAAATAAAAAACAGGCCGCGCTCCAGGAGACAGAAAGTACATCCTATGTAATAGGGGTAATGTCAGATACAGTTAATTATGATGAGTTGCCAATTCTATGACGACAATTATCAAAATGATACCTCTTCATTGCATTTGAGCCACCTTCTAGCTCACAGTGTGGGCAAGTAGTTTTAAGTTTTGACCCTAATTTTTTGCCCTTCAATATATTAGGCAACCCTTTATTCCAAGCAACATATCCTCTAGCCTTAGGACTAGCTAATCTAGCAGCCACAACATTCGCAATGTGCTCTGGTGATTTTTTACGGCCAGTAAGTTGTTTACTTGCATTGGATTTAAATTCATCGGACCTAATACATCCGGTACCTCCTTCGCCACCGTCTGTCATATTGTGAAGTATCCCGTTACCCAAGTCTTTACGACCGTACCATTTGATATAACGTCTTTCTAATGCAAAAGCGCCTAGCTCAGATAGATTTTTCTCTAAAAAAACAATCCTACGTAGATCCTTAGGTGTATGTACTCCACCTCTCTTGGTACGATGTGATTGAAATGCTCTGCTATCTTTACCCTTACCAATGTAGTAGGGTTTGCCGTCTTTTCTTATATAGGCGTAGACATAATATGCTAAATACATTGCTGATTGCTCCCTTAAAGCGTTAGAGTAGTTAGGAACTCCAATTCCGTGAACTACACTAATATTTATGCCATTATCATTGATAATGATAGGTATATCGTGTATAATATAAAATTATAAAGGAAAAATATGACAGCAATCATATGGAGTAAGTACCACTGCCCTTATTGCGACCAAGCAAAGGCATTACTAACTAGTAAGGGTATCCAATTTGAAGAAAAGAAAATTGGTGATGGATACACCAAAGAAGAATTATTAGAAGCTGTACCAACAGCCAGAACAGTCCCGCAGATTTTCCTAGACGGAGAATTGATCGGTGGGTTCAATGAACTCAAAACAAAATTAAAAGAAAGCGCATAATGCTACAAATAGCCCTAGAACCAAATACAGTATATACATTTAAATTAAACAGCGGAGAAGAACTTATTGCTAAAGTAAGATTGTCCGGTGGTGATTGGATTCACATTGAAGAACCCGTTTCTATTGCACCAATGCAACAGGGTATGCAAATGATCCCTAGCGTGTTTACCGCAGATCCGAAGGCTGAATTCAAGCTAAATACTAATAGTATTGCAATAGTTGCAACTACAGATGATAGCTTAAAGATGAAATATTTAGAAGCTACAACAGGTATTAAAGTACCTGACAAGAAAATTGTATTAGGATAATATGCCAGCATTAAGTCGTGTAGGAGATCAGAATCAGCCCGGTGGAGCAATTGTCCGCGGCGCCGATTCAGTGTATGCGAATGGAATCCGTGTTGGATTACATGTTAGCACCATCACTCCTCACGCACCCTGGGGTAGACCACATCCACCACACAAATCAGCAACCACTACCGAAGGTAGTCCTACTGTGTTTGC